GTACCTCAGCAAATGATAACACAGGTGACACCCTGAGAGCTGGTGGTGACAAGATTAACGATAATTTTAATGAGATCTATGCAGCGTTAGGTAACGGTAGCACTTTAACTGTTAACGTCACTAACCCTGCTACTGGACAAGTCTTGAGATATAATGGTTCGCAGTTTGCTGCTAGTGATTATTCTAACTTGACATCTGCATTAGATGTTAATGGAAACTCTATTGTTTCTTCATCCAATGGTAATATTGGAGTTGCTGCAAACGGAACTGGTGATGTTACTATTGCTGCAGGTGGTGTAACAAGTATTTTTGATGGTGCAACAGGAACTATTCAGTTCCCAACTAAGGTTTCATATAAAAACGAATATGCATCTCTTGGTGCAGCACCAGCTGCAGCAACATATCCTGGTTACTTTTTCACCGTAGATGGTGATGATAAACCATATGTTAATATCAATATCACAACTGGTGGTGTTGGTGATACTAGAGCATCTCTATTAACACAATACTCTGGTATCGGTGATCTTTCAAATGTAGATGTCACCACTGCTACACCAACATCTAACCAAGTTTTAAAATGGAATGGAACAAATTGGGTACCTGGTGATGATAATGCAGGTGTAAGTTCGATTAATGTTTTCCAGACAGTCGGTGCTGATACAGGATCTACAACAGCAGATTCTCAAACTGACACATTAACCATAGCTGGTGGAACGAATATCACTACTTCTATAACTGGTGATACTTGCACTATTAATTTTAGCGGATCTTTAACAACTACATTCGCAGCTCTAACAGATACAAACGTAACTGGTATTGCTCAAGGTGACTCTTTATTCTGGAATGGAAGCAGTTGGACAGTAACTAGAAGTCCTATTACTTGGTGGGAAATAGATGCAAATGGTGCTAGTGATTATACATTCACTGGTCCTGGTTTCTCAGCAGCAACAAATGATCCTACATTATATTTGATGAGAGGAATGACATACGCCTTTGACAATAACACTGGTGGTAACCATCCTTTTAGAATACAATCTACTCAGGGATTATCAGGAACTCCATACACAACTGGACAATCTGGTAGTGGAACTGCTGTTCTATACTTTACTGTTCCAATGGATGCTCCCGCAGTTCTTTATTATCAATGTACCATCCATGCTGCGATGCAAGGACAAATCAATATTGTAAGTTAATAAATGGCAAGAACTGTTGCTGGTACTGGTGCTGTAATCGAACCGATATTCGATGAAATTTTTGGTGTCAGAGCGATAAATGTAGTGAATGGAGGATCAGGATATGA